AAAGAACTTACGACGGATGCCAACCGTGAGGGAGTAGTGAACCCTCAAAAGAGCACTAGATCTACAGAAGAGTGTAAAAACACTTCTGCTTCGAAGCCTACTAAACGTCCCGCAGACAAAGGTTCGAATGCAAGTGCACCGAAAGGTCGCTCAGGCTGTAGTGCGAAAACACCGAGGAAAGGTCCGATCCTCAAGGGTGACGCTAAAGGACAAACTATAGATACTCCCGTACCGAAGTTAGATGCCGGAACTAGTGTTGAGACGCTGGCTGTTATAGCTACAAGAGAATCAGCTAAACGCTTCGTCAACCTCGGAGTTTCCTATTTCCCAGATAAAGACGCAATCTTACTCATTAAAGAGAAGTATTACTTCAGTCCTGATATGACACGAGATGATTGTGCCAAGGTCACAGCCAACCTTGTAACTTTTCTGTCCACATTGAACGATTTTGAGAAAAGTTATTATATGTCTGGGCTACCAATAATGTCTTGGGACCCTCTTAATAAAGAGTATATTAATGTCAGTGATACCAAAGATCCTGCTCAAGCTATACGAGCCCTACTCCTTGACATCCATACCTCTTTACAACCTAATATCCTTGTAGACGATGCTATTAAGTATTATTCTGCCCAAGGATTAGACGTCATTATTGGTATCATCAAAAACGCTACTTCTGCCCATGCTCTTGTCCCCCTACAATCTTACGACCCTGAACTCAGGTTTGCTATCAAGAAGGACGGCCAGCAATACATTAGGTATCCCGCCTTGTCTTTCGGTGGTTTTACTCTCGGTCAGATGTTCGATTATTGTGCTGATAAGCAGATAATTTTTGATGATAAAGACTTGTACGCTTACCCCATATGTTTCTTGAGGACTCAAAAACCTCTCGTATTACCACCTGTAGTTCAGGTTCCAGTACCTAGCATAGCCTTGTCTGCCCCGAAGCTGTCGAAGGACACTGTTGATTCTCTCGTTTCGGCGTTAGACTCTCCGCTCCTTTCTGTTCCGCTTGCTCGCGTTGCTAGTACACCATCACCTGTCCTCGCTCCTCCTAGGATTAGCTTCGATTTACCCTTATGGACGGAACATTTTGAATATTGTACGACTGATGAGATCATGGTCAATTATGAGTCTAACTCTAAGAATACTCATCACGACTTGTTCAAGTATGCCCGCTCTAAGCTTATTTATGTTGCTACAGATGATTGGTGTCTGAACTATTGTGGTGAAAGCCCTAAATGGTACGCTAAATTAGGGTTAACAAGTGGTGGTAAATCACTGTATGAGTTTTGCCTGCCCCAGGTCAAGAACGCTTGGACTATTTTATTGGTTGTCCCAATGCGCCCCGGAGTATACCCTTTATTCTCCGGTGAAGGTACCGTTGAACGACTCCAAGATAATAGCTTGGTCCTTCAGTTGAGAGGAATGAAATCGCTGTTTCAACAGGTTCCTCTTAAGATACATACTCTTGATTACAATTTACCTACGCAAGAGGGTAGTCTCCGAATGGTTGACAACATGCGCGTGGGTTGCGATGTCTTCTTAGGGTTGTATCAATATACTAAGATTCCCCTCTGTCCTACCACTGATTTAAGTACACTCCAAACAGTCGGTATGATATATGGACAGACCGCTCTTACTAACCTCTATCGCTCCGATGTTAAAGCTATTCAGCAATGGATCTCATCTGGTTTAAATCGTGAGACCTTTATGAAAGGTCCCCAGAAATGTTCCAAACAGATAGCTTGTTACTTTTCCGCGTTATATGGCGTTAGCAATACCTTAAGAGATGGAGCGGAAGACCCTACCTTTAGGGTCTTGATAGATTACGTAGCTCATAAAGAGATCAATCCTGAGAACGATAGACTTATTGAGCATGAAGCCATGCGTAATACAGAAAACTTAACCAAGGCTATTATTACTGGTCAGGCTATGGTCCGAGGACAATTGGTTGAGTTAAAGAATGAGAGGATAAATAAAGGGAAATGGCTCCCTTCTCGTATTATAGAACGTCTCTCTCTCTCATGGAGACGTTTTATACGTACTGATGCCACTAAGACTCTTGTCCGTGATAAGACTCATGTTGTTTCACGCCGGACCGTGCCGGTTGCTCCTAAAGCAGAACACGAATCAACTCTAATCAGTACTTACAAAATCTTACCAGATCATTTCTCTGATACTATGTCTTTGTCATCGAAACCTCTCGAAATATCTATATCTAGTGAGCTTTCCCCTATTTCCGAAGAAGATGACGAAAATATACCACTATGTGGTACCGCTACTCGGTTAGCTCGACGTGCCCGTGTTCATGGTAAAGCCGTTTACCAACAATATGCAGACACGATCGCCGCAGCTAACAAGATTAAGGTTAAACGTAGTGATTACCAGCTTTTCGTTGGTGCTCATAGGCCAGAGGCTATGATCGTCCCCCTGACACGCGAACAACAAGCTCAACGTGGCGTGAATACAGGATATGGACTTCAAGGTAAGTTTGTTCACCGTCCAGCACTTTCTAACCCTCGCCCTATTCAAGATATGGTTCCTTACTATTTCCCACTTATCCCTGCTCGTGCCCCAAACCATGGCACAGATGAATTGCTTTGGGCCTTAGAGGTTCGTCAACTTCGCCCAATGGCTATCCCCGAAATAGAAGACCCATTATGGAAGGAATTAGAGTCCTATGTTGATAAGATAAAGCTAAATGTCCCTGACATACCCATAGTCTCATTCCATCAATATTTAGAGACAGTAGAGGGACCTAAGCGTAAATCTTACCTCCAAGGTTATAATAACTTCATGTCTAATGGAAAGTGCCCTATTACCTATACTCTCCTTGCTAAGCCTTACGAAAATCAATATAAAGGAGAGGACAATGAAAATAAGTTGAAACCGCGCTTGATCTTCAACCCTTCTTTTCAACTTAAGGCTTTTGGTGGTTGGATCTCTCATCTTCTTACCATTTATTGTAAGCGTTTGTTCCCCGGAATATGCCTCTCTCAGACACCTGGAGGTATGAAACGCCGTATTATTCGTCAAATGAAGAAGTTTGCGAATCCAATCTCTATCATGTGGGACGGTGCCCGTCATGATGCCCATCAGTCTCGTAAACTCCTTGAGACGATCGACCTTGTCTTATTGACCCGAATTTTTGACATAGTAGGTCCCCTTAACGGCTTTAATCCTCATATGATGGCCGTTGGTAGACTCATAATTGCTCAAATGGTTGCTCAATTTCACGTAAAAGCCCGTACTCCCGGTAATCGTGATCGCAATATTGAGCCTATGTTAGTATTCGGTACTATAGACGGTTCTGTTTTCTCAGGTCATCCCCTTCGTACTAGTCTTGGTAACAGCATGCGTATCGCTGTTATTATTTCCTTTGTGATGACACTTGCTGGTATAGTCCTACATACAGAAAATCAATCTGGAGATGATACTCATGTTATTATTGAGAATATTGATTTTTCAAAGTTCTTTTCTGCTTTCGGCCGTGTATATGGGGAGGAGGGTAAAAGGTCTACTTTTGGCCTAATTTACTCCGACCTCTTCGTTTCTACCGATAAGCTGGAATTTCTTGGTAAGGAAGGACGAATTTTCGGCAAGGGAGTTTTAATGGATCTTGAACGTCCTATAGGCAAGATACATACTTTCGCTTGGTACTACGAACATATTAAGGATGCTGATCGTGTGGGCCAAGGGATCCGAGACTATATCCATAGGAATTATAGTAGGAAAACTTATGAGGATATTATCCATAGATACCCTACTTCTAATAGACCCATAGAATTGAAGTGGTGTCAGTATGAGTTTGATGCAGAAGAGAAGAATCCAGAAATTCCTGTAGTAGAGGAACATATTCCCTTTCTTCCTTTAGCTGGTACCCCCAGTCAAAGTAAAAGACAATCGGGTTCTGATACAAAAATGCCAAAACGCTCTGGTTCTCGAAACCAAAACTCCAATCCTTCTAGGTCTATTCCTGCTACTAAGAAGAAACAAATAAAGCGAGAGGTTAAACGTGAATTGAAGATTGAAGGTGTCCTTCCCCCTAGATCTGCTCCTAAACCCCGTTCTCAACCCCATTTGCGACGTTCTACTCGCCGGAATGGTATGCTTACTGAGATCGGAGGAATAGCTGGTGGACTGGTTGGTATGCCCTCACTTGGTCGCAAGATCGGAAGCGGTCTTGGTCGGATCTTTGGTCGAGGTGATTATACCGTTAAGTCTAATTCCCTCCTTTCCGGTGGACCTCCCGCCTTCGCTTCCGTTAATACTGGTACTCGTATTGCTCATCGTGAGTACATCCAAGATGTTTCTTCATCGATCGATTTCCAGAACACAACTTTTGACGTTAACCCTGCCGACGCTCATACCTTTCCTTGGCTATCTCGTTTCGCTCAGAATTACGAGAAGTATGAAATTAGAGGTATTGCTTTTCACTTCAATACGACTTGTGGTGATGCAATCTCTAGCACTAATAATGCTCTTGGTACTGTTGGTATGGTTACAGTCTATGATCCTTCTGATGCTCCTTTGGCTTCCAAACGTGAAGCAGAAGATTATGTTGGTTGTGTCGCTGGTGTTCCGTCTGTCTCTTTACTTCATCCTATTGAATGTAAACCCAAGTCGAATGTCCTCGACCGACAGTTTGTTCTTACCGGTTCTTTGACCTCGGCAGAGGATAAGAAGTTCTATTCTCATGGTACTCTTAACCTCTTTACTCAAGGTATGCAACAAGCTGGTGTGACCATAGGTGAGCTTTGGGTCACCTATGACGTCGACTTTTTTGACCCAAAGATCCTCCCAAATGGTACCACAAATCAAGCCGCTTCTAAGTACTATGCGGTAAATTCCACAACTACGGCTACCCAAGTCCTCGGTACGTCTGACCTTACCTTTGTAGGTAATCTCGGAGTTACGTATCGTGGTGCTGATGGTACTATAGTTATACCGTCTGGTACAGCTGCTGGCTTGTATTTCTTCAACCTTATGGCTGTTGGTGCCTCCGTTACAGGTACACATAGTTTGACATCTTGGTCAACAAACTTGACCCCCATGAACTACCTTCAAGGCAATTCGAGTTCTAACATCTATGCTCCGAATGCTGCTGTTTCGAATCCTTTTCATGGCTTCTCTTTTTACCTGAACAAGACCGACTCTCTTCGTGCGACAGTAAATCTTACCTGGCTCGGTACAGTCCCGACCGGTTTATGGGGAACAGATATACTTGTTACCCGTATTCCTGGTTCTGCTGTCGGCCTACTTCAACAAACAGATCGCAAGAGAAAGATTCTGGACCCGATAGTCCTCCAGACTCTAGAAGAGCTCGGCTTCGTACGCGACCGGAAGGTGGTCGCTCCCCTAGAAGATTCCCTTTCATGTATAGATGAGGAATCCCTCTACACTGCGACCTAGTGTAGTTGTAGACTTAGGTCCTGGATGTTATGCGTACCCGGAGTAGAAGGGCTACTTCCGGGCTGTACTGTTTACATACATCCCATCGTCCACCGGAAACCGTTTCGGTGTAGCTCTGTCGTTAAAGAGAGTCGTGCTGTGACCTGCGATATGGTGCCCTCCTGAAAAGGTTAAAGTGTCAGATCCCTG